GCATCCCGCTTGCCTTCGGAGCCTCATTGAGTGAGCTCGTCCACGCATCGCACGGGCTAGTCGGCTTCGTTTTCGGCTTTGCCTTTTGCGCCGGAGCCAGCATCACATCACTAATCGGCTGGCTGTTTACGGGCAAGAGCCTGCTTGACGTTGTGATGGGGTTGGACGAGCTATGAGCAAGAAGCAAGCAATCCAAGTCACGCGCATCCCGACTGTGAGCGGCTATCTCGACCTGTACGAAGACGGTCCAAACGTCGTCTTCAGCGATGGATTGAATGAGCTGATAACTCTCGACATCGAAGAAGTGCAGCTCCTGGCCGATGCGATCAATGCCGCCGTAGAGAGGATGAAGACGAAATGAGTCCTGCCGCAATTCTCGAATCAGCTCTGGAGCGTATTTCCAGAACAGACGTACTAGCTCCGAGATTCACGGTTCGCGAGATAGACGAGCACTACGCCGTGATCCACGACGCAGAGGATGGAAGCGACACAACGAGCATGCACATCCCATCGGCAAAACATCTTTGCATGCAGTGGGAGCGGCAGTTTCGCGCCGAGCAAATGGATGCAGCGATGCACGAAGACAAGCTCGTGAACGGCTACGACAGCCGCCGCATCGAAGCTGGCGCAAAGAAGGAGCGCGATAACGTGCTGTTTGGGGGTGGAAGCAAGTGAGCGAAGACCGCAAATTGCTGGAGCTGGCTGCTAAGGCGGCGGGGATGAATGTTTTGCCGCAGGACGAGCAGTGGCCGCGCGATGCGGTGGGTTGGTTCTTCACGGCGCGTCAAGGCGACAACACGCTCTATTCAAATGAGCGCCCCGCAACGTGGAACCCTCTCACTGAGGATGGCGATGCGCTTCGTCTGGCGGTGAAGTTGCGACTGCATGTTGACCACGCCACACAAGATGTAGCGGTGTGGGTCATCGACGGGACCGGAGCGCGAGACTTCGAAGAACGTAACGACTCCGACCCCTACGCTGCCACTCGTCGCGCAATCGTTCGCGCTGCGGCTGCTATCGGAGAAGCGAAATGAGCGAAGCCCTCAAGAAGCGTTTACTCGATCGCACCTTCAAGTACACGAAGGCCAGCGAAACCGATGTGGCCCGCACCTTCGCACGCATCCGCAAGCAGCAAAAGGAAGCTCAGGCCAAGCGGCCGGCAAAGGTGGAACCGATCAAAAGGAGAGCGTGATGTACGAATGTGTATCGAACGCCTGCGGCCAAGGTCGCATGAACTGCCCCACACCCATGCAGTGCTCCGGCGCTGCCGAGGAAACCGATGCAGCCATTCGCCTGTATCGCGCAATGCACGCGCCGATTGAAGACTACCCCATGCCATCGCCCGAAGGAACCATCAGCGCAACAAGGCTTGCCCTGATCTCTATCGGCTGGCTTGCTGTTGTCGGATTTGTCGCATGGGTGATCTATGCGGCTTGGCCTTTGTTCGGGGTGCTGTGATGAACGCACGCCTTCAAATCGTCCACCCTGCTCACTACACGGCTGTCGTTTCTCCGTGGGGCTTCGACATGGAATGCGACTACTCGTATGACCCAGGCGAATCGGCCAATTATGACTTGCGCAGCAACCCCGCTCCTGGCACCCCGGCAAACGCAGAACTGATCGCCTGCCGCGTCAACGGTGTGGACATCACCGAAATGGTGAGTCTCTGTCAGCGCGAATTCATCGAAGAAAAGCTCATCGAGCAAATGGAAGGAATGTGATCGTGAGCAGCAAGACCCACTACCGCAAAGCCTTTGACTCGCCTTACCTGTCCAGCGCGGACATCGTTGATCCCACCGTCCTCACCGTCAAGTGCGTTCGCTTGGAGTCCGACAAGACGAAGAAGACGAAGGACCAATTCAACACGGCTTATTTCGTGGAGGCGGAAATCCGCCCCGGCGAAAAGCTCAAGCCGATGATCCTCAATGCGACGAACAGCAAGACCATGAAGGGCTTGACCGGTTCGGCTTTCATCGACGACTGGAACGATGTGCGCGTGACGGTCTATGTGGATCACAACGTCAAGTTCGGCAAGGAATCGGTCGAGGGGCTGCGCATCAGCCCACAGCCTCCCGCCGTCAAGAAGTGGCTGACTCCCGAAATGACCAAGGCATGGAACAACGCCAAAGCCGCATACAAGCGCGACGGCAATCTTGATGCGGTGCTGTCTCGCGCCGATATGACGCCGGAGCATCAGGGGCAACTGATCAAAGAGTGCGCGCCTGCACAGGAGGTTGCCGATGCGTAAGTTTCACGACATCGAGCAGAACACGGACGACTGGCATGCGCTGCGCCTCGGAAAAGCGACCGCATCCAACTTCGGGTGCTTCATGGCGAACTATGGTGCGGCCTTCGGCGATCCGGCCAAAAGGTACGCGCTGCAAATCGCGCTGGAAATCCTGACCGGCAAGAAGGCCGAATTCAGCTTCTCGAACGAACACATGGAGCGCGGCCACGAGCAAGAACCCGTCGCCAAGATGCTCTATGCCGAAGAGACATTCGCTACGGTGGAGCGCGGCGGCTTCTTCGACTGCGGCCGATACGGCGATTCACCTGATGCTCGCGTGGGCGAAGAGGGTCTGATCGAAGTCAAATCGGTGATCGCGCCGACGCACTACGCCACCATCCAGCGCGGAACATTCGACCCTGCGTACAAGTGGCAGCTTGTCGGCCATCTTGATTGCTCGGGCCGCGCGTGGGTGGACTTCGTGAGCTATTGCGCCGACTTCCCTCTTGGCTCGCAACTGTTCATCCATCGCCTGCACCGCGACGAGTGCAAGGACGAACTGGCTATGTTGCACGAACGCCGCGAGCAATTCCTCAAGCTCGTTGACAGCACGGTCGAGACGATCCGCGAGAAGGTGATCGCCGCATGAGCCTCGCCTCTTCCGTCATGACCCTAATGCGCCGCCTGGAGTGTGCAACAGTGGACGACTTGTGCCCGCACCTTCCCGGATACACGCGAGATCAGGTGATGACGGCGATGCAAAACGCCCGCGTGCTGGGGCTGCTTACTTGTGAAGGGCATCAGCCGCGCAGATCAGCCGGAGGCGGTCGCGGTTCGGTCCCATCGACCTATCGCTTCGTGGCGATGCCGACGCACAAAGAGCGACAGCCGCGCCCTGCCTCGGACTATCTCCCTCTTCGCCGGCGCGAACTTCGGCCTCGCGTTGCGTCCGTGTTTGAGCTGGCACAGCACATCTGAAAACACCATGACATCACCCACCCAAGATGCATCAGAGCGCGCCGAGTTCGAGAAGTGGGCGCGCTCACTGAATGTGAATGTGAGCGACAGGGACGATGGCGGCGACTACTACTGGCCCTTCGCACAAGCGGCGTGGCAAGCATGGCAGGCTCGCGCAGCTCTCAGCGCCCCCCAAGACAGCGGATGGCAGCCGATAGATACGGCTCCGAAGGATGGGACGCGCGTGCTCATCGCGTTATGGGCATGGAATCAGCCGAACACCGAGAGGCTGTACTACTGGGCTGAATTCTGCGAGGGCGAATGGTGCGAGCCTGACAACCTCGACATCCAGTATTTCGCGCCCACGCACTGGAGACCACTTCCACCGCCTCCGGGCGAACAGCAGGAGGGGAAGTGATGGACAGTCTTGACCGCAAATTCACCTGCAAGGAGTGCGGCAAGCACTGCTACGAAAGTGAAGTGCTGCATGCGCCGAATCCTTTCGACCCCACAAACATTCTCGTTGGTTGCCCGACATGCAAGCAGGTCAACGAGCTTCTTCTCGTCTGCGATGAGCCGTTTTGCTGGAAAGAGGCTACGTGTGGAACGCCAATCTCCAACGGCGGCTATCGGCAGACCTGTTTCGAACACAAACCGAAGGCATCTAAATGAACACCCCCGAACCAAAGAGCACAGAGCCCCTAGTGCATGCGGCGCGAATCGCTTTATCGGTGTTGCAAGTCGCGCGACCCTACGTGTTGGGATACCAAGACCCCGACTTGCTGGCGATCAAGGCGGATATGCAGACCGCTGCCGATGCATTGCGCTCTGCCCTTGCCGAAGTCGAATCCTCCCTCAAGACAAGAGGAGGGATAGAGCCGCCCGAACAGCGCAAATTGCTGGAAGAGATCATTCGTGTCATCGGGCCGAATCAGACAAGTGCAACCTCTGTCCGATGCCGTTCCTGCGGCTTCGTATGGGACGCAGGCGGTCCAGCGCATCACGCCGCCGATTGCTTGCACATGCGCGCCCGCTCTCTTCTAGGACAGGACAGCGCAGCGCCGAGCGGGGCAGCACGGCCACTGACGAGCGAAGAAGAGGAAGCCGCATGGGACAGCATCACTGAGCAGGAATGCTCATGCTGCACGGCTGCTGTGCGCCTGTTCTGCCGCATCAACGGAATCGCGCTTGCGGACTCTGGCGTGCCATCCGTCTTACTGGATGCACAGAAGGGAGGTAACAGCGATGGCTGATAAGCCGGGATGGAGAGAAGGCATCCCCTGCCCTGAATGCGGCTCGTTTCTCAGTGAAGTCATTCAGACGCG